AATCCTCTTTTGAAATTTCACTTATAGAACCAGGAAGCAACTTAATGACTTCTGCATCATCAGATCCGAAAATTTCCCTGACAAGGAAATCAAATGCTCGTTTAGAAAAATCATAAGTCGCATCTTTCTTTTGAAGTTGTGATTCAAGAACTTCTGTTGCTTTATTGATAGCTATCCAGTATTGTTCCTCAACGGCATCGCTAAGTGCCTGTTTGTTATCTGGATTCGTATTACCATACATACGATCTTGTGCGGTCATCACATTTCTAATGTAATACATCAAATGATTTGGGTCTTGTGCTTGCTTTTCAAAAGGCGCACCACGACCACGAATCATGTCCCAAATTTTATTGCTACCGGCTCCACCAACTGTAGGGAACGATGACATGCTCTCTAAGCCTTTTATGAGGGGCAATCCAAAGAAATTTCCCATACGAAGAATAGCTGTGAATATACTCAACTGTGCTGTTTTCGACGTATCGGTTTTGATAGAGAAACGAACAGGAGCTTCGATATCTTCTGGAACAGGAGTATTCGACTTGGCTTCGACGCGGAGCATTACGTCGCCTTTGATTTCATCTTTTGAAGCTGATGTTTGCGATCCATCAGCAACTACATAGAATGTGATGTTATCTGGTGAGCGGTTAGTAAGTACCTTGATGATGAACGCCTCAATGCGCTTAACAGCTTTTGTTCCAGCGATCTGCTTCGTCATTGTATCGATGGTAGATTCAATGTCTGGAATTGGTTTTGACGTAGGACCGAATGCGGTCTTGGTAGTAGCCTTCAAGTTGATAACGACTTTGACTGCCAGCTTATTACCCGGTTGAATATGCGGTAACTTGTTGGCGATCCAACCATCTGCTGCAAGGTTGGAATCAACCATTGTCTGAAATGGCTCCTTCGGTTTGACGATAACACGCTTTCTAATTTCATTAAGCTTAGCAACGTCAATCTTTCCATCTGCAATGTACAAAGCAACAGCAATGGCAAATATGCCTTCCATAGCATCGCCAACGACTGACTCCGCTTCATCAATGAGCATTGCTTCGGTGAAAAAAGATTTGAATCCCATGTTACTCCAGAGATATGGCTATGAGTTTAATTTACTTCTTCTTTCCACAACCGCATCCCCCACGTCTTGGTGCCTGCTTCGGTATAGGATTCTGCGATGGCTGCGAAAGCGGTTGGGGTGGCGTAGGAATCGGTGTCGGCGTCGGTGGTTGTGGTGGCTGTGGCTTCGGTATATTTGGTGGTATGTATGCTGGTGGCTGTACCGGAGGTTGTGTGCTTGGTGGTGTTTGAATTGGCGACGGAACAGTTGGGTCTACTGGTTTCCCGTTCCGAAATCTCTTGATGAATGCCATTATTATCCTTCGAAGATGTTTCTGAGTTTATATCTAAGTTCATCGATTGACTCATATACTGCTTCCTTTGCTATTGGTTGTGGATCAGATGTGCCACCAAGTACGGCATATGCTTGTTTATATCCAGAACTTGCATCGGATGATCCGATATACTTCTCAGGGCATACTTCCTTGAACCAGTGTTGGAAGTCTAATTTTGATGCTAACATACGTGCCAACGTTCCACTCATCTGCGCGACTGGAATAACTGGAGTCTCTGATGTTTTGGCTTTTGCAGCTAACATTTCATCTTTAGTTGCTTTTTCGGCGGCAGCAGCCGCTTTGCCAGCTTTGTCGCGTGGTTTTGGTGCTTTGTCACCGGCTTCTCTACCCACGTCGATAAAAATGATATCATCTTCAATAGGATATGCATTTCCTGGGGATGTCTTTTGTTCGTATTCTGCTTTGTACTTATCGGTCTTAAATGCATCGAATTGTGCCTTATATCCGGCTATACGGTCGCTTCCTGCGAGCCAACCCTTAACTATAATACCTTGTTTTGACGCAACTACAAGTATATCAACAATGGAACCGGTGGGGACCGGCAAACTACTAACATCTACTTTCTCTTCATTTGCATATACTGCGCCAATTAACTCAGCCTGTGTATTGAAATCCATTGGATTCTTATTCTTGTCATCTGCCGTTCCTGCGCCCTTAACCAACATTACGAATACCATATCGGCACCAACTTCGCTGAGCTTAGAAAGTCCCTGTTGAATTAATGTGTCGTGTCCCTTATGCCATGGTTGTGCGCGACCAACCCATACAATTGCACGTTTTCCACGTGCTTGGTGTTCTGGTGCCGAGTCTGGTGTTACATCGGGTGTCGGTGGCGCGATATCGACAGAAGCTTCTGCATCGTCATTTATCTCTGGTTCTTTGGGGTCCATAATCCATCTTCCTTTTTCGTCTATGAATGTGTAGCCAAGCTTCTTCATTAACTTTCTGATATGCTTGGATCGAAGAATATACTTACCTTTTTGGTCGCGTTCATAAGCTTTTGGATAACCAAGCTTTGATAATGTGTTACGTGCCATCTTAACCTTTTCGAACTTACGCTCGTCAAGAATCTCATTCTCTTCAAACTCTTCGGCTGCCTCTTCCCAAAGCTCATCTGTATGACCATGTACATAATCAAGTGCGCGATCAACGTTACGCTGGCGTTCCTTCTCGGGATCTTCTTCATGACCCTGTGCCATCGCACGTATGTCATTAACATCAAGCTTAAAATGCTTAGTAATCTTTGGAAGAATTTTCTCTGGATTACTATCATAAGCTTGCATGATTCTTTTTATCTCAACTTCTGGGATATTCTTATCGGCAAGTTTCTGTGAGATGAAGTTCCTAACAGTGACAGGAAGCCACTTTGGGTCTTGATCTGGAAGGTTGTCGTGAAGTGGGTCGCTTGCTCTTGATGAAGGCTGAGCGTGTGGTGGTTCTGAAGGAAGGTCATCATCGATGTCGCGCATACTAGACGGATCTTGCTTCTTTGACATCATCTGTTTGACTCTTGACAAAATATTTGATACGTCAAGTTCATCAAGCCCAGCATCTTCCAACTTATCATAATAGTCTGGATCATCACCAGCTAGATGATCCTTTGTTATTTCCCCAGCAATCGCTGGATCATTTGTATGTTCCTTTTCATCATCTATACCTTTATTGTATTGTGTCCTAATCTGACTAACTGGAACTTCCTGTTTTTTTGCTATGTCGGCTAGTGACATATTATCTGCTTGCCCACCATGAATCTTATCCGTCAACTCGTCAATTTCTCCGACTGAAGGCTCGCTGTTAATGAATCCTTCAATGCGGCGACCAATAAGCATACGAAGTAAGTAAACCATGTACGCATCGCCAGAATATTTGGCATCAACAACTCTATCTTGGAGTTTGTTAAGCATTTCTTTAGTATACTTCATCTGATTTTCAGTCTTATCGACTGTATCTGGGTCTACTTGTGTCTTTGTTTGTTCCCACTTCTTTTCTATGTCAGAAAGTTGAGTGGTAGCGGCTTTCATATATGCTTGCGCCTTATCACGCGAAGCATTGGCGTCACCAGCAGCGCCACCCACAATGAGCTTTTTACGAAGCTCGTTAGTGAACTCGTTAATCAACTCTTCGCCTTGTTTGTCGCTATGAAACTCCTTACCAACTTCCGCAATAGCTCTATTCAAAGCTGCTGGTTGATCAGTACGTAGACCAATTACGTCCTTAAGGAACTGACCAGTTAATGTTTTTTCAATCGCACCAAGCTCCTTACGAGTACCCCATGTGCCAGCGGCAATGTCGTGGAATATCTGCGAGGTTCCCTTGATGAATGTAGGACCATCTGGAAGGTTGACCTTCAAAACAACGCCTTCGATTGGCGACTTACCTGTTTCATTACCGAGACTTGAAGAAGTCTTTTCAGCATATGCGTCAAGCTGCTTTTGAAGCCCAGGACGAATCTTTGCAATGAGATCCTTGATTGCTTTAGAGTTTGGATCATTTTTCTTGCGGAGTAACGAAATGGATTGTGCCAGTTTTTCTGGACTTGAAATCCAATCATTGATACCAGTGAAGTCAAATTGAAGGTTGCCGTTGAGTTTACCATCACGTTCTATATAGAAACACTTCCACTCCGTATCGTCTGTTGAACGAATGATATCAAGAAGCATGTCTTTGATATCTTCGTTTGGTTCAACCCATGAATCGCCTTCTTTGACTTTAACATCAAAGATCATGAACGCACCCATATTACCAAGCTTACTCTTGTTATACTTGGTTGAGCAGAAAATAAAGTCGCCGCAATCATCTCCTTTGTGGGTTAGGACAGGGAACATCTCGGAAATAAATTTGACGGGAGCGCCTGCATAATCGGCAGCCTTCTTGAGACGTTCTTGGAATGGACCATAATCGGCAAGGAACTTAAATGCTTTATAAAAGTGAACTGTGTACGGGTTGTTTAATTTCTCAATGTTACTATTAGTTACTTCGCCCGAGTTTGCCGATTCCATAAACCATTCTGGGTTGTGTCCCCAATTGGCTGGGGAACCGTCAAACTTCTCTGACATGGAAACCTTGTCATTTGTGTTTAGATCAATAGATCCATCAGCAGCCACCTGTTGAAGCTGGTGAAGAAACGTGAGAAGTTGTGAATCTGACATTTCATTCGATCCAGAGAATCTCTGAATGGACATCTTCTTTTCATAAACCATACTCTCGTAGAAGTTACTAAATGACATGTTACCCCTTAATCGCTTTTTGTATATCGGCAGGCGGAACTCCGAGTTGTGTACCTAATACCTGAAATACGTTCGTAGCTTCTTTCTCACCTATTCTACCATCTACGATTGCAAACTTTGTTTTATCTACGAGCATGTTCCAAATTGACTGGGTACGATCTGGATGCTTCTGTTTCATAAACTGAGCCATCTTGACAGCACTAAACATATCTTCCTTTGTAACCGAATCGTCTTGAAGAATTACTTGGGCAAGCTTATCAAGATCCTCTGATGTGACACGTTGCTTGTCCTCAAGGTCAAGAGTTTTGCGTCCCTTAACCCCGTCCTTTTCCATATCGACAACAACACGAAGCCCTTTTGGACCAAGTAGGAATCTTCCCATATTAACAAGACGGTATCCTTTAGATGTCCATTTTTGAATTTCTTGATGGTTCTTGATAATTTCAGCTAACTTGAATTTATCTTCTTGGTCAAATGGAAGGGTTTGTACAATACATGCGATGAATAGTTTATGAGTAAACCCCTTGATGTTCTCTGCTGTATCGGCATAACTACTGGATTGATCAAATTCCCAATTCTGTCTGTTCACTGCAACGTCAACGATGTCTATTTGTATGACTTTATCTCCTACTTTAGCAGCTACGTTGGCTTCTTTACCAGCGTCCTTTACTGCCATACGAGATGGATCAATTTTAGAAATGACCGACACAACATCTTTCATTGTTTTTTCAGGAAGCAGTTCAATGTCGATGTCTAAGTCTCCGAAGTCCTGCTTTGCCATAGTGGCTTTAGCAACCGTTGAAGGATCTTCATGTGCTAACCGAGATACTGGCTTCCCGGCTATATCGGCAGCTAGACGAGTTGATCCAAGCGAATACTTCGGTTGATATGAAGGAGATATGAGCTTGTTCTTTTTAAGGACATCAAGAATCTCAACAACAGTCGTATCAAAAACTGTTCCTAGATCCTTCTGGGATATCTTAGTGTACGTAAGTGGCTTATCGGAGGATGGTTGAAGCTGCGGAATAAGCTTCTCCGCAGCATTACCACCCTCTAATAGCAACTTACGTATCTGAACAAGCTTCATGTATTAAGCCTTCGCGTCCGTGTACACCCCACGGTTCCATTCGTCAGTATTCTTGTCGAATGTTGGTTCGCCGTTGGGCATAGTGGTATTTGGCTTAGCAGTTGCGCGGCGTTCGCGTAATGTAGCATTTGGGTCAAATGAAGCATCATTTGTATTAGGCGACCCTGTTCCCTGACGCACACGTGGAGTAGCTGGTCCAAGCGTCTGTTCTGGGTTGAACGCCTTCTTCTTATTTTGAACAGCCTTTTGAATAAGTTCCTTACCACCACCTATACTAGCGGCTGATTTTCCCTGTGATGGCTTAAGTGTAAATAACTCAAATACAAGTTTACCGTCCACTTCCTTGAAGATACCTTTTGGCTTGATAAGATGCTTCTTACCAGACTTCATACGAATGCAATGGAACTTGCCTTCTGTGGCGCGGAATAGACCATAACGGGCACCATTACGAGCCTCTAGAACATAAGCTGGGCTGTTGCCATTACCATCCTCTTCCATTTTACAAACCTTGAACTTCTTGGGTTTACCGTCGTGGTCTTTGTATTCAAGTAACGATGTTGCATCTTCTTTGAACTTACCCCACCAACGGGACTCGTTAATGGTCTTGAAATTTGCTTTAAACTCGGATTCGGTAAGATGTGTACTGAAAAAGTGTTTGAACGACATTTGAGGACTCCTATGGGGTGGACTTTTACAGTATTTATAATAATTATAACTTATTTTTCTTGTATAATATTAAAATAGGAGAGCATCGATGGATACCATATTTATTCAACCTATTTTCGCACCGGACAAAAAGAGATTCGATAGAAACTGGGAATCGTTAACAAGTTTTTTAAAATATAGCACAAAGTATAACTATGATGTTAAGTTTGCCACAGGTGGCTGGTGTACTGACGAATATTGGACGGAATTTACCAAGTTGATCAATGACTCATATCCAGCAAACAAAATCACATTGATGCGGTTCGACAAGAACTATGGTAAAGCTGCCGTTGTCAATGCGATTCATGCTAAAGTCAAAGAAAAGAACGTACCACATAAGTACATTTTAACATGTGACTCGGACATCCTCTTTCCAGAGGATACAACGAACCTTATTGAGAGACTTGAACAGGTTGCGGTTGAGTCGCCTAAATACACTAAGAAGCCATTCGGTATGGTTTCGTTAAATCAGCTAGGCGCTAACTGCCACTGGAAGGTGTGTTACGAAAACCAATATAAGTACACCAATAGCTTCGGTGGTCAAGAGAATATTGTTTACCCAACAAACCCTAGTGGAATCGCTGGTGGTTGTTTGTTCATTTCCAAGGAGTGCTGGGAAGCTGTCGGTGGGTATAGACAGCTTGGTGTTTATGCTGGTGATGATGCATACTTCCTGTTAGACACACACCACAAATGGTTTAGTTATCAGATGTCAGACACAATTGGTATAATTCACCCAACCGAAGATGATAAAGAATATGCGGAATGGAAGCTTAGAGTTTGCCAACGAGACTCTCATGGTGTTTCTAAGCGCGAAAACATAGATGCTATTGTAAACGAGGCGGAAGCCTTCTGGAAAAACAGAAAATGACCCCTATTAAAGTAACATATTTCGATGCTTTGCCAAATTACGGTTCTGCATTAAACGAGTGGTTTCTTAAAAACGTTGCGAAAGTTCCTTTTGAGAAATGCAAGGATCAACATAGTGAAGATCACTATGTTCTATTTGGTTCAATTTTACACTGTACAACCAAACATAGTACAGTTTGGGGTAGCGGGTTGATAAGCCCAGAGTATGGAATAGATGACAACGCAAATATCTTATGTGTGAGAGGTCCGATAAGTAAGAAATACTCTAAAAAGGATGTTCCTATTGGTGACCCGACGTTGTTACTTCCTCTATATTTCAAGAATACGTTTGATAAGAAGTATGCCGTATCAATATGTCCACACTACGTTGACTATGGGTACGTACTAGCCAATAACCCTAGAAATTACCATGTTATTAATATGCTAGATCCTGTTGAAAAAGTAACACAAGAAATACTTGAAAGTAATGTGGTTTTCTCAAGTAGCTTAAGTAGCATAATCGTGTCAGATGCATATGGTATACCAAATTCTTGGGTGGGTACACAGAATGAAGTATGTGGTAGGGATTTTAAATTCACTGACTATATGGCATCTGTTAATAGACCGGCACGTAAATACTTATACGATAATGTTTCTTCTGGAGCAATTAAACCATCAACGTGTTCAAGGTCTATATTAAAAACACTTCAAAACAATTTGATTTCTACTTGCCCATTTGAAATTGGTGGTAGATGAAAGTTTGTATTATAGGTAATAGTAACAGAATATTAGAAGGTGAATTTGGTGAGTTTATCGACTCATGTGATGTTGTTATACGAATGAATAGATTTAGTGTCGATGAAAGGCTGTCTAAGCACGTTGGGAAAAAGATAAGTATTATTTCCATACGTGCTACTGGGGAGGGTGTGTCTAAGGAACTTGCAGACCATATACCAAAAAAATATTTCGATGAATGTAATGAAATATGGATACCTGTTATATAGGAATTTTATACAATTCCATTAAAAAATAGGTTTTTTGATTTGCGTAAAGATGTGAGTATAGAAAAGGCTAGATTTGCAACCAAGAGCGAGTATCACTGTATTGTAAATAATGTTATAACTGAATCAGATAGTGTTATTGCATCGGCATGGAATGAGAATTTTCTAACAACTGGCTATCTTACGATAGAACTAGCAATAACGCGATACCCAGGTGCCAGTATCTATATAGTAGGGGTTGATCCACTACAGAAAAGAAATTATACACATTACTGGCTACCAGAAATTATCCCCAAACATGGTCATTTAGACCTTGAAGCTAAAATGTTACTCAAGAGAATTAAAGATGGAAAAGTTATTTCTCTAATGGAAATTTAATATTTGTACTTTGGATGGGCGTCCATCCATACCTTCAAGTCTTTTAGCATGTTTTCAAATGACTTGACAGTAAAATCAAAGTCGGCTCTTGTGTTTATAACTGACTTATCACATCCGTTTGGTGCAAATGTCTCTTCAATCTCAGTAGACTTGTTAAAGACCTTTGCAATCAGCTTTAGAAGAGTGTATTTTGAAAGTTTATCATTGTTGGTCAGATGATAAAGACCAGTGAGATTCTGGTCGATAGCAGAATCGATTGCCCTGGCTAATTCTAATGTTGTGACGCCATTCCATATCAAGTTAACGAAACCATTTACTTTTTTGTCTTGTGTCATAAACCAGTGGAACAAACCAGTTCCGTTATACAACTCTGGTCCAATAATTGACATTCTAAAAGTCAAATCCTTACTGTTGTTTATTTCACCAAGAGCCTTACTGCGTCCATAGAAATTTGTCTCGGTAGGAAGATCGGTTTCTTTGTAACTTTTCCCCTGAAGCCCGTTGAAAATACAATCTGTACTCAGATGAATAACCTTAGTCTTACGAGTAGAATAAATCTTCTCAAGGAACTTTGGAAAGAAACTATTGATCATTATTGCTTTCGGATTGTCCTCGTTAGAATTCTTAACAAGCAGCCCTACGCAATTTATAACGACATCGGCTTCCGAGTCTAAATTATGGGCAAACGCATTCAACTGAATAAAATCTTGAACGTTTATAATAAGACTCTTGTCATTCAGCTTGTTCTTATTACACACAGTGACGATATCATACTTACCAGTTTCCTGTAAGTAGTCGTACACAATATGACCAGCCATTCCTGATGCGCCGAAGATGATTACTTTTTTCATAATATTCCTTCTCTATTATACATGTAGATGTCGCGTTGTCCGTGGTACTTTAACCCATTGATATTAAACCACTCATTAAGTTCCTTTTCGTAGAACTTATAAACGCCCGGACCTCCCATTGGACAGTCTGAATGTGGTACATGTGATGGTTTGATATATTGATTGAATTTCTTGGCAGAAATTGACACATACCCCTGTAAAGAAACGATACGGTGGAAGTCTACTTCAAACATGTATATACTGTAATCCCCAAATGGGAACTTATCAAAGAATGTTTCTGAGCAATTCTTCAAGAAGTTTTCGACAATTGGATATTTGATAACGTACATGGTTCCCATAGGAAACCACTCAACCGGGGTGAAGTTAAACTTCATATACTTTTGAATATGATTTCCATTTATCGAATGTACTTTTGGTACGACATAGTTACATACGGATGATGTGAAGTTTGATGACCCTACAATATCATTTTGGTAGTATTTCCAATATGATTCTCGTTCGTGGAGAAGGAAATTATAGTGGGCACGTCTAACATCATGCCTGCCGCTTTTAGTACCCTGTGTATGAAAGAACCAGACATTCTTATATTTGCTGTCTAAATTTTCTCTGAAAAGTTTCAATCCAGATTGGTAAGCAGAAGCATCCGACATAACTGCCTTTTCTGGAGGCGTGTCGATGAACTTCGCACCATACTGTGTGAGAAGAGCTTTCCATTCAGTAGAAGCTCCACATGGATTAATACCAGCGAAAATATCAGCGTCGGGTAGGTAATGCCTGATGATATCTAATACTTCTTTACCTATCCATAATTTATCTACGGAAGGTATATGTGATGCTAGTATTACAGCATCTTCCGTCATCATATAAATCCACCATTCTTTAACATGATCTTGATTTCTTCCTTGCTCATGATTTTCGTTCTTGATGAGAACTCAACGAAGTCTACCTTCGGGAACTTGCTCTTGATATCGACGTAGTGTTGCTCGCTGTCATTAATGGCAAGTGTTGGAAGTATGACGAAATACGAAGAGTCAAATACGTATGCGTTAACCGCTTCGTGCTTCGATACAAGTACCTCGTCAAGCTTCTCGCCTGGGCGCATACCAATCTCAATAATAGGAACTGTCACGCCAGCATCTTCAATAAGTACCTCTGCAAGCTCCTTGATGTAGCATGCTGGCATGTTCATTACAAAGGTTTCGCCACCAGCAGAGAACTCCGCAGCCTTAAATAGTAAATTAATAGCTTCATCAAGGGTCAAGAAGTATCGTGTCATTTGGAAATCTGTAATTTTCACGGTTCCACTCTTTATTTGATCTTTAAAGAATGGGATAACACTTCCATTACTTCCCATAACATTTCCACCACGAATACATACAAACCTAGTATGGTCTGAAATATTATTTGCTTGTATAATGAGCTTCTCGCCGGTCGCCTTTGTCATTCCATACAGGTTCAGTGGTTCTACAGCTTTATCAGTAGATACATCTATTACTTTCTTGACTTTATTCTGAATAGCGGCATTGATTATATTAATGGTTCCTTGAATATTGGTCTTTACTGCTTCCTGTGGGTGATCTTCACATACGGGTACGTGTTTAAGAGCAGCAAGATGGAAAATGTAATCAACCCCAACACATGCACTTTTTATAGTTTCAAAATCTCTAATGTCACCGATAACATATTTTATTTTTTTAGCATATTTTTCAAACTTGCGAGCCATGAGAACTTGTTGGAGTTCTCCTCGTGAGTAGATGATAACCTCTTTCGGATTATAAGATTCAAAAAGGTGTGTCGTAAGAGTCTGTCCCCACGATCCAGTTCCACCAGTGATTAAAACGCGAGCGTTATTAAACATTAATTTTCTCCTAAGATATATTGTATCACATTATCTGCCACACTTTCATCACAATATCCTGTAGGACGTGCCCACAAAGACTTGCGCCTACGCATGATGTTGTAGCATGATAATATGTTTGCCGAGTCGAGTCCAGAAACTATATTAGATCCACATTTGACTGTTTCGGGGCGTTCGGTAGTCTCTCTGATAGTTACGGCAGGAACATGGAAGATGCAGGCTTCTTCTTGACACGTTCCACTATCCGTTATCACCATACTAGCGTTCTTCTCAAGCTTAATGAAATCAAAGAATCCAAACGGGTCACAGATATCAATTGCTGGGTGTGAAGTATCAATATCAAATCTCTGCAACATGTTCAGTGTGCGTGGGTGGCAACTAAAAATTACAGGAGAAACATCAGCTATCATTTTAAGCGCATGGAAAATGTTAGCTAGTCTGGATGGGTTATCTACGTTTTCGGCTCGGTGTGAAGTAACTAACGTGTAGCCGCGTCTAGTCAACTTTTTAGTTTCTAAAATTGTGCTAAGTTCGACTGTATCTTTGTAATATTCCAAAACTTCATATATTGGGTTACCGCATTCGAAAATCTTGGTAGCGGGAAGTCCTTCATTAAGTAGGTTCTCTCGGCTTCCTGGTGTGTATGGTAAGTTGTACGAAGAAATATGATCAATAACCTTACGGTTCTTCTCTTCTGGAACCTTGAGGTCATAACAACGGTTGCCTGCCTCCATATGAAATACAGGAACTCCCATCTTCTCACATATGACTGCCATAAGACCCGAGTTAGTGTCTCCAAGTATCAAAACAGCATCAGGAAGGAACTCTTTAATTACCTTTTCAACTCCTTCCATCATAACACCAAGCTGCTTTGCTAGCGACACACCCTTTACGTCAAGGATAATGTCTGGTGTTCTAAGACCCATATCCTTGAAGAAAATATCGTTCAACTTTGGATCATAATTCTGACCAGTATGAAGTACCTTATGGTTACATAGGTCATCAAGCTTCTTCATTATGAGCGAGAGTCTGATGATTTCTGGTCTTGTACCGAGTATGGTTAGGATTTTCTTATTACTGATCATTTGTTGGTTTCTATGATGTTTGTTTTTAAAGTGTAGTCATGGAATAAAGCTTTGTTATCCTGCTTTATTTTTGACGTATCGATCTTACTGCCGTAGTGGAATTGATGGACCACATATGGAGACTTGATAAAGGAAATACCAAGACCCATTCTCTGAATTCTAACCAGAATCTCGTTATCATCCCAACCATGACCGTTGGCATACTTCTGATCAAATCCGCCAAGTCTATCAAGGTTCTTTCGTGTTATGCATGATGTGAAATGGTAGCCGACTGGACGATATTCAGGATGATTGTACCATCCACTATCACCATCTGAAGAAACCGATTTATTTTGTATTACAAACTTATTGTTTTTCTGCAACTCTTCTGTTTCTGTTTTGTTAAGTGAATAGCACGCGAATGTTAAGTAGTTTTTATTGTTAACGTATTGTACGCATGCGCTAAGAACATCACCAACATGACAACATTCTGGATTTTGGATAACAATTATATCGCCTTTAGCTTCTTTGAATCCAATGTTAAATGGGACACATGGATTGGCATAATTCTTTTCAACAACTTTGTCAGCCATCCTAATTATTTTTATAAATGGGTAGTCTTTTTGTAATATAAGTAACTTATCGTAATCATCGCTGAAATCATCTACGACAATCATTTCAAAGTCTTTTACGACGGTTTGATGCATGCACCGCAAAGTGTATGCTAACTGAGAAACTCTATTATGGTATGCCGTGACTATTGATATCATATGTATAATTATTATACTTCATCTATATAATATACAACAGTCAAAAGTATTCGGTATTCTCATATTAATGTTTATCATTTTAATCTTCCTTTTCGCCTTCTTTAAAATGATAAACAATTGAGTCCATTGCGGTGAAATGATTTACGCCTATATCTTTAAGTTTATCGTAAAATTTCTCGTCTCCATATCTGATTATATGAGCAAAAGATGACCCTGCTATATTTCCTTCTGGGTAGTATCCAGCCTTTTCTACTAAATCTTTATAAATCATACATGGCATATAACCGCCACCAGCGACAATTCCGTTAGCTGATATCATTTTTGCGAAAGCAAGGAACATGCCTTCATTAAAATTTCTCGGGTGATTACCAAACTCACCCCTTTTAGCTTTTGGGAAAACTCCGAATCTTGGATGCATGCGCTCGACAAGTTGCGAACATACTATTTTTGTTCTATCCAATTTATTCAACATATTCTCAAGCCAATTCGGAGAGAACATGTTGTCGCTATTTATTAACACAACAATATCTCCTGTACATGCCTTTATTCCTGCATTATATCCTTTATAAACTCTACTAATATATTCGGGAGTACCGTAACCCGATGCAAATAATTCACTATCTGTTAACACTTTATTATTATTGATAATATACTTATATTTGTTGTTTTTTAGAAATTCAATGACCTGTGGTGTTGCGTCATTAGCGACAAACAATAATTCAGCAGAACCATTTGATATCATGGGGGTGTATTTCATTACCGAGTCATATACCGCCTGGGCAAATGCAGTAGATTTGTATATTAGACAAATAATGCTAATCATTATAATCCTTTATATGATAGAACTCTTCTATCATTTTTTCTTTTCATAATAGTTAATCCCATCACATCGATTGGTAGGGTTATAGATTCATATTCAGGAAGATCCCTTATTACTTCTACTATTCTATATGCGCTGCCGCACCATGTGTTGCCGATTTCGTCAATTAATTCTTTACTATTTGGGTCTGTATCATGTAATAGTATTATTCCATTTTTATTAAGAACTTTGATGGAATTGTAAAGGTCTTTTTTCACTTGTTCAATTTGATGTGATGCATCTATAAAAATATAATCAAATGATTTTAAGTTTGTCTTAAAAAAATCATCAGTTGTACACGTATGAAAAATACATCTATTTTTATTTTTTCTGTTATCAACCACATCAACGCCAACACAATTATTTGATATTTGTGATATGAGGTCCATTAACTCACCCACATGTACTCCCAATTCAAGATATGAGAACCCTTGATGTGAAGTAGATTTAATAAAATCAAATATAAAGTTCTTATATGACATGCTGTGCGTTATTCTTTTTAATTATACTGTCAATGTACGATAACCAAGTTTTCTTTGCTGTTTCTCTATCCCATCCTAATTCAATAACTTGATCGCGGGGGTTTTCCGAAGGAGTAAAATCCTTTTGGATATTGTCAAGGATGATAAAATTCAGATTTGAAGCCAGTGCTTCCCATTCCATCATGTAGAACGGTCGCAACCTGCTTGTTGATAAGAAAAAGTCTGCACAATTAAAAAGTTCATTCATCTGCTCTTGTGGTACTTGTATGTAATTAAAGCATCCTGCGACTTCGGATGCTTCCTGTTTCCATTTCCACAAAATTATCCATACTATATCTGGATTATCCTGTTTATATTTCAAAAACTTGTCATGACCTTTCATTGTGTGGGTAGTGCCACCCCATACCCCAACTCTCTTATCTAATGGAATCCCGTACTTCTTTCGCAGGGCATCTTTAGAGTTTAATGGTTTAAATAAATTGGTATTTACGCCTATAGGTAAAACATTCAGTTTACTACACATATGCTCATAGTAAGGTATCATTATCTTACTTGATAGTACATGGTGTTCGGCAGATTTAATTGCAGAGTTGATTGTTGTCATTCTAAAGTCCCATGTGTTACTTTTCAACATCTCTTTCATCTCTGGATATAGTTCCCACAATAAGCATATAGTATGTTTTGGGTTCGTGTGTCCGTTGGCGGTGGAATACCGCAAAACAACATCATTATTAGTTGTTGTTTCGCCTCTATAGAATTTTGAGTCGGGTATTTCCCGTTTAAACCATGTCCAAAATGTATCTTCACCCAATCCACTTGCTACTTCTGGTGCCAAATAAATCATATTATTATATCCTTTTTATTATTATATCATATTATTATATCATATTTTTAAGTTGTACTCTCAACTTCGACAGACCAGCCTTGCCTTCATACATGTTTTCATTGACATATGACATCGGTATATACATCTTATCTTTAAAAGTGAACTTGATAAGATCGTTTGCGTCTTTCTTATCAATCTGGTCACGGGGAATGATAAAGCACTTCTCACCCATCATCAACAAGCGGTTCGTTAGATCCCTTCCAGCCTCGTCTATCCAATAATTATCGACACACCAGACTCGGTTAGGGAACTCGGCAATAACATTGTTAACGAAGAAATCACTGATGGTAGCGCCACATGTAGAAACGCTGTTCTCAAACGCACAAGCGTCAAGAGTTCCTTCACAGATCATAACTGGCTGATCCTTCATGACCCGCCATGTTCCCCAAATTGGTTTGTTTTCAAGTTCAATATTGTATTGTTCGTCTTTTATAAACAGATACTTCTGTTGCTTAGTCTGTCCCTTGCGAGGTAACACCAATCGACCTTGAAGGTGAATGATGTTTGTTTTACTGCGGTCATAGAATGGGATACCTACGTATCCAGCGAGAGGTCCAGAATAGATACAGTAGAAGTCTCTAAAAATTGTCTCTGGTATGCGGCGGTCAAACAGATACTTCAAACAATACGCACGATATTTTTCGTGGCGAGAATTTGTTTGCTCTTCCATGATATTGAATGAGACTTGTGGAAGGTAGCCAGTGAGCTTCCTATTGACTTCATCATCTGAAAGGTTCTTGATGATTTCCTGTCGGTATTCCTGCCGCTTAAACGCTGATCCATCGCTCATGGCTTTCAGAACATATGGGCGAAGCTGGCGGTATTCTTCTGGAAAGTTGCCTTTCAAGAATACTTCAAGCTTATGTGAGTAACCGCAGTTGTGGCAATATACAAGGTAATGATCAGAATATTCCTTGATATACATACGCTTTTTGTAATCGTTACATAGCGGACAACAGCCACGATGTAAAAACAAATGGCTTGTTTTGACAACTTCACACGCTTTCGCGGTCTTATAAAAGATTTCCCGCACAACGTGTTGTGGAAGCTTCATAGCTCTATCTTAACACACATTACTGTTTTGACAAGGTACTAACATTAGTTATGTAACGTCTTGCCACGCTTCTTAGTTTGACGGAACTTCTGACTCTTGAGGTTATTCACCCGGCGTTCATATTCTTTGACCAACGCTCCAAGGCGCTGAATTTCATTCTTTTGTGTTCTATTTTTTTCCTCAAGATTTGCAATGAACTGCATAATGAGAGGAATAGAGTCACATACATCGTCAACAGGACAATCGTCACCTTCCATAGCAGCATCTTGAATGATGCGAACACGGTTATTTGTGTAGCTGATGTCGTAGATCATTTCATTTTCCTTGTTTCGATGTACGCTCTCGCGTCTTGTGGAGTTATGCCAACATTCTTAGATAGTTGTCCAACGAACCTTCCGATAGCCTGATCCTTACCGCTTGTGTATTCCTTCCAGGCTTTTTCGTTGGCTGCGATCAGCTTATCAAGAGCCGGTCCAAGGGCGCTTGTATCGACTTCCTTGATAAGCAAGTCTCTGTAGTAAAAGAACTTGCGAACATAATCGTCACCGTCTTTGACGCGAAGAATGCAACTGATCAATCCAAACATATCAGCGAAGTCCTCTTTGCGTTCCTTTTCAGTGAATGCAGAGAAGAACTGTACGATTTCCTCGTCAGTTGCTTCGTTGAAATATGCTTGAAATGAATTTAGCATTAGAATGGTGGCTCGTCGCCAGTGGCTTCTTTTTCGTTAATGTGTTCAACGAGATTCTTCGCCAGTTCATTAAGCTCCTTGATAGTTAATGAATCAAAGGATCTTTCAAGACCCAATCGTTCAAACTCATCAAGAAGTATGCGTGACACGTAGTGGCGGGTGTGTGGGTTCATTATATTAATTGTAAAAGATTTTTCCTAGAAGTCAATAGAGGCTTATAAATATTGTGTATCTAGGAGATACACAATGTCTAAAGAAAAACAGGTCCATATCCGCATAACCGATGAAGAAAAGGAGAAGATGGTTTTAAAAGCAAATGACTTGGGATTTAAACAATTGAGTGAGTACCTTCGATTTGTTGGCTTAAATGCCAATGTAAAAGTTAATGTGAAGGAGAAGTAAATGCCATACAAAGAGATTTCTGGAATTTATAAAATAGTAAACAAAACAAATGGTAAGTTTTATTTAGGTAGCAGTAAGTCTATTCATAGTCGCTGGAGCCAACATAAGAAGGAATTAAGAAATAACTGTCATCATTCACGATACTTACAAAATGCATGGAATAAGTACGGAGAAGATGCATTTAGTTTTGAGATTTATGAGCTTATTAATGTTGAGGAATTAATAATAAAAGAACAATACTATCTAGATTCACTTAAGCCATATGATGAAACTATAGGTTATAACATATTACCTACCGCTGGTGGTGGGGATACTATATCTAAAAATCCAAACAGAGAAGCTATTATAGAAAAGTTGAGAATTTCTTCTAGAAATGCAATTAATAATATGTCATATTATAAGAAAGTAGAGTGGAAGAAGAAAATAAGTAATAGTTTAAAAGGAAGAGTTTTTTCGGAAGAACATAGTAAACATAAAAGTGAAGCGCAAATGGGAGAAAAGAATCATCAATATGGTGTAAAGTGGTCAAAAGAAAGAAGAAAAAATCAAAGTGAATCTCATAAAGGAAAGAATAGCTGTCAGATAATGAGAAAAGTTTGTATATATGGTGTTATATATGAAAGTGTATTAAGTGCATGTAGAGCATTAAACATAAAAAGACATCTTATGAGATACCGTTTAGATTCTGGAAAGTATAAAGATTACTCTTATGTTAAACAGCCATAGGTGCTTTAATCGCTGGATGACACTTATAATCAATCAATTCAAAATCTTCAAATTGTAGATTCTCAATATCCTCAAGTGTCTTAATATCTTTCTTGATGTTCAATTTAGGGAACGGATATGGTGTTCTTGAAATTTGTTCTTTTACTTGATCTATATGATTTAGATAGATATGTGTATCAGCCATAGCACATGTTATAGATCCAGGCGTCAATCCAGTTATTTTAGCAATAAGATAAGTTAATATTGCATAACTACAAATATTAAATGTGCTACCAAGAAACACATCATTCGATCTTTGAAACCACATTAAATGTAGATGTCCATTTTCAACATAGTATTGATGAAGTACATGACATGGCGGCAAAGTCATCATATCAAGTTGATCTGGATTGTATGCCGATACAATCATACGACGATCATTTGGATTCTTTTTCAAGGTTTCAATTACTTGTGCTAATTGATCAATTCCCCCTGCTTGCACACGATTTATGCAAACCACATTTGGATTTGGATTTGGATTGTAATATTTTCCCCACGCTCTCCATTGTGCGCCATAAATTGGTCCGCACTCGCCAACTGGATAGTTCAGCCCACGCTTATCTAAGAACTCCCTAGTGGTATTATCCCGCCAAATATTAACCCCCTTGGCTTCAAGTTTCTTGGAGTCAGTCTCTCCGCGTATAAACCAAAGCAACTCTTCCACTACCCCACGAAAGAAAACCTTCTTGGTTGTCAGCACGGGCAGTGAGTTGCGAAGATCGAATTTAAGTTGAGTTCCATATATTGATTTAGTACCAACACCAGTACGATCACCCTTAACGCTACCCTCATCAAGAATCTTTTGCAGTAGATGGAGATACTTGTATTCCTCATGTTGCTTTTCTTTTCTAAGACGTTCAATGATGGCAAACTCTTCATTAGATACTACGTTAAAGTCGTTCATGATGTTCCTTGTCATTTTATTATACGACAGACTGGAAAATAGTCAATCTACGAAGTAGCTTTTCGCGCTGCTGGTTCGGTAGCCATTTCGGTCAGGAAGTCTTTGACTGGAAGTTGCGGAACAGGAGATATATTTGTCTCTTTCTGATTTGTTTTATCTATTATTTCACTTGTAGTCGGAATATCTACCCACGATCCCTGATACCATACTTGAAGTATAGTTTCTTCTTCACGAACTACACTTAATTTAGTTGGAGAACCATAGCGCGTATATCCTTCTTTGGGATACACCGGAACACGTTGCTCGCATATGACTGTTCGCTTAAGCCATCGAAGGGGAGGATTGGTCATAATGACTCCTTAAACGTGGCGAACTTCGCCTATGATATACGGAACGAACTTAAGCATATCGTTGATAACTTCCTTGTTAGTGCCAGTGAAGAACGGGATACCGTATCTCTCACATACAATATCGACATTACCCTTACGGTAGAAGCCATCGGGACATCCGACAATCAGCTTCTCGCTATGGGCGAAGATTCCCAATTCCAAGAGACTAATAGGCGACTTGGTTGCGGGATCGAAGTAGAGGAATATACAGCTTGCCATTTCAAGCGCAGCCAATTCCCACGATACTTGTTCGAAGAACTGAGGATTGCTCTTCTCTTGCTTCCATGACGAATCCCACGCTATGCGGCGGGGGTTGAACACAGTTACTTTGCGGTCATCCAGATACTTACCAACTTTCGTCTGCCAATCCTCCGCAACCCCCATTTCAATTGAACCAGCGAGGAATACCGATCTAGGTACTACTCCATTGACTCGCTTGAGTGTAAGGGTTTCGGGGGCGGTGATAATCATTGGTGTTCCTAGTGTGGGATTTCGTTGAGGATGTTGGTCCAGCCCTGCTTAGGGTTGAAAGACCTGTCATCTATGATGATCTGATAGTAGGGCTTGTTCTTGACCACGTTATGAAACGGAATCTTGTGTACGCGAAGGTACGCAATCATTTCCTCTTCAAGCGTGCGAGCTACCCATTGCTTCTCCAGAGTGGTTGGATGTTGTGTCAACATCTTCCGCTTGATGTTTCCAACCACTTCTGGATTTGAGCGGCAACTGTATATCGTGATTTCATGACCAGCGTTATACAGAGCATTGATAGCATCTACACAGCCCGGTTGCGGATCGCGTTCTACCGCTGTGGCAAAGTCCACATCGGGATCAGTGATGGTCCCGTCGAAGTCAATGTAGATGTCTACCATGACTTACTTTCCGGTTGCGGTCGAATCGACTACCTTGGCTGGAGCCGCAGGGTCTTTGCGACCAGCAGCGAGAAGCGCGGCAAGGTCGATGTTCAGACACTTGGCAAGCTCTTCCAAGAGAACTGTTGGGCGCTCCGAAATCTGCTTATGAATTCCCTGGTTGAACTCGGTTGGAGTACGCAGCCACTTACGAGGAGCGCCACGCTCTTGCTTGACGATTTCGGTGAGGCGATGTGTCATTTCGCCATCATCATAGATTTCAATAAGAACTTCAAAAGCCTTCTTTGGCTTCTGTGGCTTGGTTGCCTCGTCATCAGGAACATCCTTAGACTGGTCACGTTCTTTTTTTGGGTACTTGGGCATGTTTTCTCCTTGTTATGGTGTTTACGACTTGGGTGTAACGAGAAACATCGGCGTCTTTTTACCGACGTATGATCCTAGTTGATTGAATTCGAAGTATTCGTATGCGCCTTCGTAATCTGTCTTAAGAAGTCGCATATTTTTACGTATAACTTTTTCGGTGTCATACACCAAGATGAAGTCATGGTCAATGTTCTCAATCATGCCTATGACACAATCATCATAGTTATCCATCTTTAAAAACTCTTCGTCTGGATAATCGTCCATCAGCCTTTCTAGAATATTTCTTTTCTTCATGAACCCATTATAGGGCATGAAAAAATGAAATCAAGAGGCTACTTCTATAGGAGTTGCTTGGTCGAAGTTATGACGAAATTTGTGAACGATCTTGTAGTTCTTTTTGTCACTGTACTTCACAACGTCGATCTTTTCCTTAAGAATCTCGTCAATTGCGATGTCAATGGTGATCAAGTTCCACTTCTTTAAAAAGTAGACGATGGTTTTTAAACGAAGCTCGTCAACCTTGTTAAAGGTACTTGGCTTGCCCTGGAGTGCAAACAATTCCTTGAAGTGGCAGATCCGGTACTCGGTCTGGTCGCCCTTCTTCACTTCAAAACAGTAGCACGATGGGTAAATCTTTTTCTTTTCGTGACTTACGACACCCACGCGCTCTAATGTTTCGCAGATGACCGAGAATTCGGTCAGCAATTCAACTTTAATGCCCATGTCTGCGATATCGGTACTCATTGTACGCCTCCGAATGATTTGTGGATTTGTTCTGCCCATTCCAAGCCCATGATCTTGACGTACTCACGGGCTTCTTTTATAGAACATTCATAGTATTGGGCAATTTCTTCCTCATACTGCTCTTTGTCGGTTTTAGCTTTTATAAACCCGTCAAACGAATTGGTTTCTGGAATCAACTCAATGAGCAGCTTGTACATATCCTTTTTGTCAAGTACATCTTGAAGATGATTGACGGTGTTGACAAGCGGGCAAAGACCTTCGTTCATAGAAAGGAACCGCATAGCGATGAAGTTGTTGTAAGCGGCTTCCGCTTCACTTCCTTCAACATCTAGCATGTCACCCTTTTTATAATATTTGATGTCTTTAATAACATCAAAGAGTGCAGTTGATTTTGGCTTGTCTTTCTTCTTTAAACCTTCACGTTGTTCCACGTAAACCTCACTGGTTGTGTGTTAGCCTTCTGCGGTCGGAATGTCAGGTCCGTCAACGACGGCTTCTGGTGTGGCGGCGGGAGCCGCCTTGCCTCGCTTTGGCTTAGGCGCATTGGCGGCTGCGATTGCAGCCATCATCTGCTGCATCTGAGCCATCATTGCTGCGTTCTGTTGGAGAAGCGCATTGTTAGTATCTGAAAGCTGCTTAACAGCCGTAGATTCCTGGTATGGGGTCATTGGCGGTGCCTCTTCTGGAAGCGGTGCTGCTGTACCACGCAACTTATTCAAAACCTTACCATCGGCACCGCTGAATTGAACACCACGAAGATCATCTGGTGTAATTTCTTCGCCACCAATGGGTGCATCAGGAATGTATGCTTGTGATGACGCCTGTCCATATTCATCCTGACGCAGAAGCTTAGCTGGGTCTGGTGGGACACTCTGTTGTCCCGGTTGACGCTGACCACCGAATGGAATATATGTCCAGAAATTTGCTCCTGGGCGAACGGTCTTGACAATTGCAGACAATCTGGTTGCCTTAACAGAGAACTGCAATTGTGACATTAAATCTGGGCGCTTACGAAACGTAGAAAGAACAATTTGTTTGGCGTTATCTTCATCGTTGGCGTAGATGAAATATACATTTTGCAGACCCGGCTTGAATGCCTTGGCTTCAACTCTACCAGTTGTGTCAATTGCTACGAAAAAAATCTCTGGCATGGTTTGTTCCTTCTGTGTTGTATCTATTATAGCAGCTTTTTTATTTTTAACAGGTGTTTTTTTAGCTGCTATTACTGGTGGTTGCATAGGGATGTCATGTAAAGTAGCCTCAAGAGTACCTGTATCGACAGGCACAACAGCCTCCGGTTTTTGTTCTACCGGTTGCGGTTGTTTACCTGTGAATAATACTTTGAAGAAATCAAAGATCATTACCCGCAAAGCTCCTTACATATGTTAATAATGCATGTTACGAAGTTGATTTCTGGATCAAGAACGATTGAGTGCCAACGAGCAGCATCGCCTACTATGAGCATGATATTCAGTTTCTTTTCAACACTGATATCTGCTGCGCGGTTGAATAGGATTTTATACAAGTCATTGTAATCTGTGTTACCAACTATTTCTGAACGAATTGTCTTAACATCCATGGTACGGATACATTCAAGCAACTTATTCTCTACTGCTTCACCTTCCAGAATCTCGTTGTAGTTAAAGATTCCACCAACTGTAAGCTTTTGAAGTGCGTTGATGGTGCGACGAATGTCTGGATAGAACTTGTTTGCGAGCTTGAGTAAATCTGTTTTGAGATTTGGGGCGGTTACATTCTCTTGTTTGAGAATCTCTGCACAGCGACGAACCGTGGCGAGCTTCTGTGTCTTTTCGTCAGCCGTGAACGAGAACATCTGACAACGCGACTTGATAGGCTCTGAGATTTTCTTCTCATAGTTGCATGTCAAGATAAAGCGACTGTTGTCGATGTACTCTTCCATGGTGTTACGCATGGTGTCCATGGCTTGCCACGTCATACCGTCGAACTCGTCAAGGATGACAACACGAAGTCCACCAAACGAAGATAGGGAACAGAATGAGTCTACCTTACCACGAATAGTATCTACGCCTTTCTCTTGCGAAGCGCAGATATAGAGAATGTTACCCTCTTGTGCAATTTCCTTTGCGATCAGCTTTGCACAGGTACTTTTACCGGTGCCAGGGCGACCACAAAATAAAAGATGTTGGAGTGATTTGCTGTCGATGAATTCTTTGAATTTGGCGAGCATTATCGGATCACCGATAACCTCGTCAAGTTTTTGTGGTCTATATTTATGAACCCAAGGGTCATCGTGTTGGTTTGTATTTTTATTCATAAATATAATCCACCTCGTATAAATATTATAGGAAGAAATATCTATGAGTCAAGACCATTACGTTTATGTGTATTTTAATCCTTTGATGGAAGGACATTATGAAATTGAAAATAGGTCATATAATTATAAACCATTTTATGTTGGATGTGGTAGGGATGAAAGAATATATGATCACCTATCAGAAGCAAAGCAAAAGAAATATAGTAAAAATAGTTTTTATAATTGGCATAAAATATTTACTATACGAAAAATACTTAAGTGTAATAAAACCCCTATTATTGTGAAAATTAAAGATTCTTTAACATGTGAGGACGCTAAAAAATTGGAGGTAAAAATTATAGGTGAATTAGGAAATACATATGATAAAACTGGTATTTTAACAAATCTCACAAAAGGAGGCGATGGTACTGCGGGGGTTGATCATAAAGGTGAATTTAATCCCATGTATGGTAAAAAAGGTAAATATAATTCTAATTCCTATAAGTATATAGCTAAAATAAATAACGATTTTATAGAGTTCTATGGTGGAAACGAGAAGAAGGAATTTATCAAAAAACATAATTTATCTGGTTCTAATTTTCAACAGTTGGTTGACGGCGATAAAAAGCATCATAGATATATACAGATTAGAAGGTTTGAAAGAAACTCAGTAGTTAACAATTTAGATATTAATTTTCTTTCTTATGAACAAATGAAAAAAATAAGTTTATTGGAAGAAAAAAGATTATGCAATATTAGAAAAACATCAAATAGAAGGATAAAGATGACTATTTTATCGCCCGATGGAAATGAATATATTACAGATAATTTTTCAAAGTTTTGTAAAAACAACGGAATTACTCGTTGTTATTTACGTGAAGTTGCACAAGGCAAAAGGGAACATTTTCTTGGATGGAAGTGTAGATATTTAGAGTAATGTGATAATGTAGTATTCGATATTGAAGAGTTTCTCTACCTTTTTGAGTTGAATAACTTCACGATAGACGTTGAATGACGTATCGACTGTCAAGACGCTACTGAAATGTTCCTTGTTGATGGCGACTTTGAAATCTGACGTGACTGGTGTAAGTATCTTTTTCGTAAATGAGTTACCACGAACGTCTTTATCTGCTACCGATAGTGTGATGAAGTTGCCGGTCAAGTTGCTTCGAAAGATAATGTGTTTATGTTCAAGCTTTCCAGCCGCACTCAGGAACTCTTTAAAGGAGTTGTCACACTTCAATGTCGCCAAAATGGGTGAATCAACGTCGCCATCTTCACCGCGTTTGATCTTGGTTACTTCTGCTCCATAGTAATCCAAATAGTTTTCATTGGAACTTATTGAAGCAATCTCTGGCGACATTTTCAATTCAAAACCAGACTTGAAGATTTCGATAAGTCCCACAAAGTCAGGGAGCTTTGATATACCGAATTTGAAATCCTTTTCCAGTTTAAACCCGTCTAGTAAAGCTGCATCGAACGAAACTCTTGTTGATACAGTACCTACGGCGTTAAGGGCGTTAATGTACAGTGACTTGGCATCACCTGCCTTGAATTCCAAGACGAGCTTCTCTACTCCTACTTTTGATAGACACCCGAGAGCGCCTATGAAAGCTTTAGCGTTCTCTTCGGAAAAGGTGCCAGAAAGGGCGGGTTCGTTACTCACAGTTGACATAATTGGGTTTCCTTCTACCCATTATAGTCACTCGCCAAAGATTACAAGACCCTATCTTTTAGACAGTTTTTTCAGTCTCTTCTTCTTCCAGTTCTTCTGACTCTTTTGCAGCAAGTGCTTGTTTCAATGCAAGCTTAAGGGATTCCTTCTCTGGATCTTTTTGCTTCTTCAATCCAAGCTTTGTACGCATAGCCTTGATATGGGTTTCCATTGGTGTATCGACATACTGACTCATATGCTTACCGAAGTCATCAATTTGATCCTTAAGAGGTTCGATACCAGTGACAACTTGCTGTAGACCGTTATGATCCTTAAACCAGTGGCGAAGAGCTACTGCTCCAAAAATAGCAGCAACTATTGCAGACAATACAAGGAGATATGGGATCAAGCCAAGTAGCCATGCGACTGTTGCGAGGCACTGAGCGACAATCAACATGATAATTGAAATGCCACCAAGGATGGCGGCAGCCTTTGTAGCAATTGGACGAAGCAGAGGGAATCCAAAAGCAACACCACCGGCTACTATGGCAAGAATTCCACATATACCAGCCATCCACCATAGCTTTTCTTTCCAGGCTTCAATCTTAGCATTCTTGAGTTCTTCATCCTTCTCGGCAGACTGTGCTTTATATGACTTAGCATTATCTTCCCATTGCTTAGCATATTGCTCAGCAATTTGTGTGCGGAGCATCAATGCTTCTTTTTCAGCAGATAGACGAGCTATGATATCGTTCTTAGCAGTTGCTTCGGCTGCTTTCTTTTCAGCATCATCAAGTTTCTTTTTAAGACTATCTATATTCTGCTCAGTAGGAGATTGTGTCTTTTCTGGTACAGGAACATTTGTAGCTACTGGTTGTTCCTTATCTGGCGGCTTCTGCTGATTACGAGAAGCATCATCTGGACAACCAGTAAACCCACACAATAAAATTCCAGCCATTAAAACAATCAGTATGTTCTTAATCATATACGGTCCCCTTGCCCGTATTTATAATAAATTACTGATTTATCTTCTGTTCAAGTTGTGTAATGCAATTAACCTGATAGCTTGTATCCGTGAATTTATTAACATTAAAGTTAATAGGTGACTTAACATGGGTAACGTTTTTACCTCCTGTTTTTAAAAATAGCTCCTCTAACGTCATTGGATCGCCAAAGAATCCTATTTCCTTAATGTCATTATCATCATCAATGAACTCTATAATCTTCTCGGCTAGTGCTGTAACTTCTGTGGGGAAAATATATTGTGCTTTGTCAACCATAAGAACATCCCCAGTCTTTGCTTTATCCTTTAGCTTGCTAACGATATTATGTACGTCATGCTGGTTAAGAGAAAACAAGTTGGCTACGCGAATAACCCTTGCATCTGTGTTTACCAACGCATCTTCCATTTTCTTTTTAGATGTTGTGTAAACAGAGTTATCATTTTCTCTAAATACATAGTCTGAACTGATTTGATAAAACTTTGCTCCGATTCTTTTGGCATGTATTGCCAACGACTCTGGTAATCTCACGTTGCACCAATCAACTTCACATGTAAATGTTAATAGCTTTTGAACATTTGTCAAACCGGCGCAGTTAATAATCCTTATATTATTTGAATGACATATAAGAGGGGTTGTTTTGGTAAGCTCTGTAATTAACTTTTCGATATCGGCTTCACAATTCAGCTTGTCATACATAGGAATAACATGGTATTTATGGTAACCCATGTTCTTATAAAGGTGATCTGTAATAGCTTTACCAAGTCGCCCACCAGCACCTAAAACAACATATGTGAGAATATCATCACCAATCTTTTCTTCATGGCGAATCTCGTCAATTGGAGACTTCTTATTTTCACCCATGAATAAAGAAGTTGGAAAGTTTAATGTTTTAACACTAGTTAACTCTAGATTTCTATATGAATGAATTATTCCTACATTAACTGTAACATTTGTTATTTTATTACTATCCGTTACAAAATATTTCATTTCGTTTGTTTTTGGATTATACATCTGATATACCATTTTAGACTTCCATGTTATAAACTCGTCCCGCTGAGATGTATGTTCGTGTGGACCACGCATAATAAGTGGTTTAGTTTCGCTTATGTAACACATTTTAGAGTCATTGTTTATATCAGAATCTACTCTAAATACTTCGCTAACCATTCCCCTATCATCGGCGTATTCTTTCATCTCTCTTATAATAACTTTTCCGTCCCACCAATTTTGAACCTCGGTATAGTTAATTGTTTTTGTGAACATGTGGACCTTTCTTATATAAATAAAGTATAATAGTATTATAACATGAAAAACAACTACACACAATATTACGTTTACGTTTACCTTGATCCTACTTTACCTGGGATATTTAAATATGGTAATTTTTCTTTTAATTACAAACCTTTTTATATAGGTAAAGGTAAAAATAGGAGAATGTATAATCATTTACAACCAAAATACCTTTCTAAAAAGTGTTTAAAATCAGAATATATAAATTCTCTGTTAGATAAAAATAAATTACCTATCATTGAAAAAATTAAGGATAATTTAAGTTCACGAAATGCTTATGAATTTGAAACAGAGATGTTAAAATTAATTGGTCAAATAAATAAAGGAACTGGACCTCTTACAAATAATATGTGCAAAGGAAGAGGACTTGATTCACATTCCCAAGAGACAAAAGATATAATAGGTAAATATTCAAGAAATAGGAGACATACATTAGAAACAAAAAGAAAATTAAGTTTTTATAAAAAAGGTAAAAATAATCCAATGTATAAAAATGGTAAATATGCTGGAATTATTAAAACTGGATTATCGCGTTCGGAGGCTAAATTGGGTGTAAGAAATCCTATGTATGGAAAAAAATTAACCAAAGATCAAAAATATGAACGTTCTATAAATTCAACTAGAAGAAAAACATATGAGATAATATACTCAGATGGTAAAATTGAAGTATTTCATGGGTTATTAGAATACTGTAGGAAACATAATATAGAGTCAAAGATGTTAAGGCGTGTTATTACTGGTGAAAGAAAACATTATAAGGGTATGAAAATTAGAGAGATATAAATTTATCTATAATCTTCCTTCTTCATATAGTAGAATTCTGCTGTCTTGACGAGAGCATCAGCTAACTTGACGCCTTCGAAATACTTGTCAACTTCTGGAGTTGTTTTCAATGCATAGCATAAATCATGACCGAGACGATCAGTGACATATTCAATCTGTGGTGTAACACCCGTACAGAAACCTATAGCTTCTGTCAATGTGTCTGCTATAAAGTTGTTATCAACAAGACCATTTTTGTTTGCGATGTGCAGGATATCAAACCGTGATGTTTTAGCAACTAAATCAAGTATGATTTCAGCGGTGATTTCTACTGGTGTCCACTGACGCTTGTTCATACCAGTGCCATATACTTTGATTGAGTCACCACGGAAAGCGCGAAGGCATGACGCTGGAAGCATCTTCTCGGGGTGCTGGAAAGCGCCAAACTGGTTAGCCATACGGATAAAACTAACCGGCAGGTTGAAGGTACGACGCATAGACAAAAGATAAGCGTCTTGGGCAACTTTAGAGGCGCTGTATGGGTTACTTGGGTTGAAATTGCTGTATGTTCCAAACCAGTCCCTTTCATCCACTTCAAGCGGAAGATCGCCGTATACTTCATCCGTAGATATATGATAATACTGACGAATAGAATTCAAATCTTCAAAAGCCGCGAGTAGGCGCGAAGGAATGGTTGCGTTTTCTTCAAATGTGGCTGATGGGTTTTTAATTGACACATCAACGTGTGATTCGCTGGCTAGATCCAATATATCCCAATCCCAGTTTGGTGAGAATTTAGTGTGATTGACGATATCGTTCACATTGACATTGTGGCGCTCTATTTTAAGACCATCGCAAAGTTCATTGTAGATTTCTCTGTTGTATACAGTCGCATAACCTAGTTTATCAATGCTTATTACACGATCATATTTGGCACGAAAGTCGGTAGACATTTTAAGTAAAATGTTAACTCCCACGAAACCAGCACATCCAGTTAAAATTAAACCGTTCTTCATGTGTAGACTCCTTGTATCCATTATAACAAAGAAGGGAGAGTATTTCTACTCTCCCTTCTCGTTCCTTAAGTTTTTTTAAAGAACCTTACTTCGCGTCGAGGTCATCCAGTTGGGCGAGCAACTCGTCATCTGACAGTGCCTTGGTGGCTGCTGGGGTTGCTGCCTTGGCTGCTGACGCCGTAGCTGCGGCAGCCTTTGGTGGTTCAGCATCAAGATCGACAGCTTCGTTCAGTGCTGGACGAACTGTGGTCTTACCAGTTTCCGAATCGTATTCACGATCCTGTTTGACTGGTTCCTTACCTTCCATGATTGCCTTGAGTTCATCATATGAACGTGGACCCTTACCAGTTGCGAACTTCTGAAGGTCCACGATGGCGTTGCTGATACGTTCCAACTCAGCGTCATCGGTTGCGATTGGTGAAGGATCGGATGCGAAGAAGCTGGATTCGTAGTTTGGATGTTCACCCTTCTTCTTGATGACCAAGTTGAAGTTAAATCCAGCTTGAACGTCATGGAACCGCTTACCTTGTTCCATGAGGGCTTCCTTAAGGCGGTCGTGAATCTGTGGACCCATTTCCCATACAAGGACTTTACCCTTTTGGTTACCCTTGTCCACTGGGCGAGGATCATCCACAACGAGAACGTTTACGAAGAAACGAGGCTTTCTGTAAAACTTACGGGCAGTTTCTTCTTCTGCCTTCGAAGCAGTCTTATCATTTACCTTCTTGAAAAGTTCGCGTGCCTTTTCGCACATCGGGCACGGTGCCTTGGGATCTATTGTCGTTGGGCACAATGCAAACTTCTTGAGTCCCATTGGGTTCGGGAAGATGTGGACATAGTTTCTGACCCACGGCTCGTCTTGCCCGTCATTAAAATATGTGTTCGGGAGAATTCTGAGTACGTAGGTGGTCTTTGATCCGATCAGTTCGCCTTTGAACTTAATCTCGTCATACGTTTGCTTTGGAGCAGACTTTGCTTCCTTAGCTTCTTGTTCAGCCAAAAGCTTTGCGCGAAGCGCGTCAGCGTTTACTGTGAGGTTTTTAAGTGATATAGCCATGTTCGTTTTCCTTTTTACGGGGTGTTTACGGTTCCGAGTTTCTCGGGTAGTGTATATTGGACTACACATCCATTATACGATAGGAGGTTGAGGATTCAACCCCCCAAGTTTCAGTTGTTAATTATATACGCGCATTTGCGCTGATTCTTTAAGCAATTCTTTGTGTTCGTTTGTTAGTTTATCAACGGCTTCTTTTTCCGTCATGTTAAAGTAATTTTTCATTTCCACTACTACGTCCCAAATGTCAAATTTCTGGTCTACCACAAGGGTATGCACCATCTTATTGTATGCAATATTTATAACAGAATTAACTTCAGATATTGGCATTTTATATCTTTTCGAAATCTGTTCAAATGTAAGCTGTTTTGTACGTGGTGATTTCATTATATTCCTTGTGTTTAAATGTTAATGTCGCCTTGCGTCTTTTTATAAGGAACCTGCTTATTAACGCTAGGCTCGCTTCTAGAATTCCGTAGAAGCTCACGTTGTGCATCGGTAAGCTCTTCGTTAATTGCAGGATCTTCACCGTCTGAAATCCTCATATGATCGAAGTCAACATGAACTTTTAGACCCCCTCCGTTTTTAGACCAGCGGGACTTTGCGATTTCCCACCACATCTTGTTTTGTTTGTCAAGTTCCTCGTTACGACTTACCATGATCATAAGATCGGCTGTCATTGGAATACCCATTGAGTCCGATGTATTGTTCATGCCAAGCTTCTCTTCATTGTAACCTGCGCGGTTTACTTGCACCGCAGAGAAGATAGGAACGCCAAGCTTACTGCCGATAGCTCTCAGTTCTTCCGAAACTGTCTTGAGCTTGCCGTAAGTGTTATCACTGAATGATTTGTTGTTTGGAATCATCAGACCAACATAGTCAACACATATGAAATCTGGCTTGAATCCGCCACGCTTCGTTTCAAGCTCACGGATGATTGACAGAATATTCTGTGACGAGATAGAAGCTGGTGGATATTCCTTGATGATAAGGCGACCGACTTCCTTACCTCGCCTCTTAGCATCTTCAACCCTGTTGGTGATTATTTCCTTAAGTCTATCAGCATTTGCGGGAATGTCTGATAGTGCGATGTCGGCAAGGTTTGCGTCAATACGGTTTGCCAACATGTAGTCATTGATTTCAAGAGTGACATACAACCCATTGTAACCGTCTTGCATCAACTGAGCCGAGATAGCGCCAAGGATAAGTGTCTTACCAACGTTGGTTGCGGCTCCAAATATAATTAATGACTTCGGACGCCAGCCTCCACCGATCCTATCATCAAGCGACTTATTTCCAGTCGGCATGATGAACTGCTTCTCTTTCAAGTTCTCAATACGCTTATCAAGATCGGCAATATATTCCAATCCAATATCTTCGTCAAAATTCACATGAGAGGCTTCAAGGATCTTTTGGACAGCCTCTTGTGGCTTACCCTTC